TCAAAGGGGTACAAGGCGGTTCCAGTGCATCCAAGACGTATTCCATCCTTGCCGTTGAGATTGACCATTGCACCAAGAATCCGTACACGGAAACGAGCGTTGTAGCGGAATCCATCCCACACCTCAAGCGTGGGGCCATGAGGGACTTTATGAAGATTATGACGGTTACAGGACGGTTCAACGCTGCCCGATGGAACGCCACCGACTTTCGGTACAAGTTCGCTAACGGGTCATACATCGAATTCTTTTCGGCTGACGATGACTCCAAGTTAAGGGGTGCAAGGAGGGACAGGCTCTACATGAACGAGGCCAACAACCTATCCTTCCACGCTTACACGGAACTGGCAGCACGGACCAAGCAATCGGTTATCCTTGACTGGAACCCGGTCAACGAGTTTTGGTTTCACTCCGAACTGATGCAAGACGAGGACGTGGACTTCCTCATTCTAACCTACAAGGACAACGAAGCCTGCCCCAAGAGTGCGAGGGACTTCATCGAGAAAGCACGGGTCAAGGCCGAAACTTCGGAGTATTGGGCGAACTGGTACAAGGTCTACGGCCTTGGTCAGGTCGGGACGCTTCAGGGTGCGATATACGAGGACTTCGAGGTGGTGGAGGGTATCGATGTCAGCCGAGCGAAATTCGTCGCCCTTGGGCTTGACTGGGGCTTTAGCAACGACCCAACGGCCTTGGTAGCAATATACCGCCAAGGGGACTGCTTGCTGATTCAGGAACTGCTCTACTCCACGGGCCTCACGAACCAAGACATCGCAGACAAGTTGCGGTCGCTCGGCATCACCCGGGCTTGGGAGATAGTGGCGGATTCAGCCGAACCCAAGAGCATCGAAGAAATCTATCGGTTGGGGTTCAACATCAAGCCTGCTGAGAAAGGTCCCGACTCGGTCAGGAACGGGATAGACATCCTGAAACGCTTTAAATTGCAGATTACCAAGGATAGCACCAACCTCATCAAGGAACTGCGGTCCTACACTTGGGCGACCGACAAAGAAGGCAAGAACACGGGGGTCCCGATTGACTCGTTCAACCACGCCTGCGATGCCATGCGGTATGTGGCTCTTAACAAGTTAAGGGTCAGTAACTCGGGGAAGTACGTTGTGGTTTAACTTTGCCCCATGAACACGGAACGCATCCTTGACCTGCTCATCGAAATCGGCAAGACGCTTGCAGCCGTTTTCTTTATCCTCACCCTTCTTACCCTCCTTTGGACTTTATGAAAGTCGTCCACTACTACCACGTTTATTGCGGAGGCAACTGGCAGTTAATTCTGAACCAGCATATGATGGCCGTCTGCAACTACGGCCTCATCAACGTCTTGGATGAAATCCGGGTCGGCATTGTCGGTCCACCCGAACAACGCAAAGCGGTCAAGGAGGTGCTGGAGAACTCCATGGTTGCGGATAAGGTCAAGGTCGTGGTTACCCGGACCAATGCTTGGGAGCAGGCAACTCTTACCGAGATGTACAAGGCAAGTCAGGAAGAGGAAGCCGTCTACCTGTACGCCCATACGAAGGGGGCTGCGAATCCATCCTTGACCACCCAACTATGGGGGAGGTCCATGTTGTTCTTCAACGTCGTCGCTTGGGAACGCTGCTTGCAACTGCTGGAGGGAGTCGATGCAGTCGGATGCCATTGGATTACAAAAGAACAATTCCCCCACATGGCGGACCAAAACAACCCGGAAGGCTATCCGTACTTCGGGGGCAACTTTTGGTGGGCCAAGTCGAGCCACATCAAGGAACTCGGTGAGCCGAAACGAGAGCAACGCTATCAAGCCGAGCATTGGATTGGCAAGAAACCCGACACCAAGGTCTTTGATTCCAACCCCGGCTGGCCTTCGCCTGAACGCTTTGTCATAACTTTTTAGCATGAAAAAACACATCGACCAACTCAAAGCCTTGGACTACTCGCATATCTACACGACTGCGGTGGAACATATCATTGAAATCTACGAAGAGGCCAAGAAGCACAAGGGAGGACACGCTTTAGAACTCGGCTCCTACCTCGGACACTCAACGCTCGCTATCGCCTTGGCTGGGCTTGACGTGGTGGTTTACGATACCGACACAACCGTAGAAGACAAACGCAAAGCCCTCCTGTCCAAGTTCAAGGTCGAATGGAACAACCAACCGAGCCACATGGCCCTGCAAGAGGTCAGGACTTTTGACTTCATCTTTCACGACTCGGACCACGGGGACGGCATGATTCCCGAAATGGTTGCCTTGTTCAACAAAGCCCTGAACCCCGGTGGGACGATGCTCATCCATGATGCCGAACTGTTGACGATGGTCAACCTTACGAGCCAACTGGAGCCACACGAAGCCAAGGGCAGGTTCAGGGACCAACGAGGCAGGATGCTTTTAACCCTCTACAAGAAATGAAGGCAAAAACTTACATCTTCTGCCACGATACGGACATCGTGAAGCAATGCGAAGCCGAGGGAAGGTTCAAGGACTTAGCCCCCTACACTTGGGTCATGCTTGGGTTCAAGGACTTCGATGGCATGACTGGCCTTGACCATATCGTTGCAAGGAACGAACCCGACAACATCGAGAGCCACCGAAACCTCGTCGCTTGGACGGGGTGGTACGCTTTAGCCAAGAACGGCTACATCAAGAACGGAGATGTTGTCAACCTCTTTGAGTACGACCTCACCAAGACAGGCGACTTTGACCAACGGGCTTACTGCGCCTATTTCCGAGTCCCTGTGGACGTTGTGCCTTACTGGTCGTGCGGTGATAATTACGAGCCACACATCAAGCAACTGACTGGAAGGGGTGCAAAGGAGTTCTATCAACCCGTCGTGCCTGTAACCTCCAATTACACGCTGACTTGGGACGATTCCTACCTTGACCTAACCATCGCTTGCATTCAGCAAAAGTTGGTCGCTATTCCCCACGTCGGCCACATTTTAGAACGAGCATACTCGCAGAGGTTTGCTGATATTCCCTACAACGTGGCTGCATTCAAGCACGCCTTCGCAAACTCTCACGGGTTCTAAGATGTACTTGGTCGGGGTTAATTACGCAACGAGTGAGTACCTTCCAGCAGCGAGGGCGCAGGCTAATCAGTACCCTTTCCCGATTACAACGACCGAGGACGAGAAACGTCCGGGCAGGGGCAACAACTGGTGGAGGTGGAAGCCTCAAATCATCCTTGACGCTCTCTTTGACTTACAGGAGGACGAAGCCCTGCTTTACTTGGATGCCCAAGACCTGCACGGAGATGGCTGCTTTGAGTTTGCCAAGCAGTACCTGCAAGACAACCCCATCCTGCTGCACCAGAACTTTCACAACCATATCTCATACACCAAGGGCGACTGCTACGCCTTGATGGACTGCCTTCAATTCTTTAACGAGAAACCGATGCAGATAGAGGCGGGGTTCCTCGGACTACGCAAGACCGACTTCACGATTGACCTCATGTACGAGTGGTCCAAGTGGCTGCACGTTGACAAGGCCGTGAATGACGACCCAAGCGAGTATCCGAACCACCCATCATTCATTGACCACAGGCACGACCAAAGCATCCTGACCAACCTCGCCCTGCTTAACGACCTGCCTATGGTTGTCGTTCCCGAAATCCGTTGCAACTCAAGACCCAAGTTATGGCTATGAAACTCCAAGACCTCACCATCGACCAGTTCCAACGCATCGGGGCCATTGAGTTCAGCAGCGTGCTGGGGGACTACGACAAGCGTGCAGGGGTCGTCGCAATCGTTGAGGGGGTCGATATATCACTCGTCCGAGAGATGTCCGCCAAGAGCGTCCTAAAGCGTTACAAGGCCATCATCAGCGAGTGGAACGCATTGCCTGCCTTGGGTTACAAGCGGAAGTTCAAAGCCGGGGGCAAGTGGTGGATTCCAACGGTGTTCACGGATGAGTTGACGGCCGGGCAGTTGATAGAGTTAATGGACGCAAACACGACCGACGAGAAACAACTCCTGCAGAACCTTCATCGAATCATGGCAACCTTGTGCCGGGAAGGCGGTCTATTCGGATTCTTCCCGAAAAAGTACGACGGGGCTGCCCATGCCGAGCGAGCCGAACTCATGAAAAAACACGCCAAGGTGGGCGACGTTTGGGGCGTTGTCAGTTTTTTTTTGCTAAGTTCAGAATCCTACTTGAAAGTTTTGAGCGACTATTCCAAGCACCTGATGAAGAAAGCAGGGGAGTTGACGTAAGCCCTCTCGCAGGCTACGGATGGCTGATGGTGGTGTGGAGGATGGCAAACAAGGACGTGCTGAAATTCGATGCCATCTTTGCGATGAAGGCGGTGGAGTTTTTGAATTACGCCCTCCTGATTCACGACATCTTGGAAGCCGAACGGATGGAAGCGGAAAGGGCAAGAAGAAAGTAGTATATTTGCATTAGTCAGGTGGTGGAATTGGTTAGACCGTCCCCTCCCTTAAGTGGAAGGGGGAGACCGAAAGGTATACAGGTTCGAATCCTGTCCTGACTACACTATCCAGCACGGGTTACATTTACCCGTATGGAAACAACCATCCTCGCCAATGGCAAGCCCGTAGGCAAGTTCGGCAGCGGTTCGATGAAGGGCATCGACGAAACCGCTTTGGAGGGGATTGGTTCAGTTGTCGGCCCCAAGGGTGGAGGCAAGTCGCCAACCCACGACGTGCTGGTCAAATGGATTGAACGGGTCATTGAACTTGCGAAGAAAAACCTCGAAGCAGCCAACGCCAACGCAGGGGGAACGCTATCGGCATCCATCGCCCCCGAAGACATCGAACTATCGGCAAAGCAAATCGTGGTGGCTATCATGGCTAACCCCTATTGGAAGTACGTGGACCAAGGGGTGCGAGGCAAGTCCTCAAGCGTAAAGGCTCCGAGGTCGCCATTCCAATATCGGGACAAGTTCCCACCTGCTCAAGCCATGGCTGATTGGATAGCCAACAAGGGTATTCCCGTTGTGCCAACCTATTCCCGTGAACTCAAGCGGATGCGGACCAAGCAGGAGCAGGGATTGGTCGATGGCAGGTCGGTCGCTTACTGGGTATTCCAGCGAGGCACACGGGCCACGAACTTTATGAGCAACGCCCTATCCCCCGAAATGATAGACGTTTTGGTGAACACAATCGCTGAAACCCTTGGCAAATCCATAAGCGTAGCAACCAAACTATAAAATGGCAACAACCGTCCTATCAGGGTCGCCTCTCGTGGCTACACCCGTTTACAACAAGATGATTTTCAAAGTCAGCGGTTCGCTGATTGCACAACCCAACTACCGCTACGTCTGCGATGTGAAGAACCCGGCAGGGACGACCCTTGCGAGATTAAAGTGCGACAAACTGCCCTCGACCAACTACGGATTCTTTGACGTTGCCAAGGTCGTTGAAACCCTGATAACTCCCACCAAGCCATCCTTGACCCAAACGGGCTTCGTGGACCATGCCGGGTATTATTCGGGGTACAGGCTCGACTTCATGGAGGAGTACGGCAACACCCCAGTCGTGCAGACGGGAACCGTTACCACCCTGTCGGGGAATGTTTCTTTTGCAGGAAACTTAGAACAACTCGAACTTGCGACTTGGAGTGGTGGTCTGTACTTTCCGAGCGGTGCTATCGTCAACGAAACGACTCGAATGCTAACAACCCCGACGACTCGCACGGTCTATGCCGACGGCTACGGATGGCTTTCCATCGGGCAGTTCAACTACGCAGTCGAGAAGGCTTACATCCAATACTGGAGTGCAACAGGTGCGACCTTTGCAAGGCAGTTCGATGTGTTAGCGTCGAGTGTATCGGGGTCGAATGTCATCCGCTTCGGGGTCGGGCCAATGAACCTCAAGGCCCTCACGTCGGGGCAATGCTTGGACGGAAACCCCGGTGATTACCTGTTCCAAGGCAATGCCGGGGACTTCTACGACGTTTACTTCTCAAGGGGGGCAAACATCACGATTCGTCAACGCTACGTCATCGGGCAATGCCAGCGATTCAATTCCATCCCTGTTCATTTTCAAAACAAATACGGAGGCATTGACTCCTACACCTTCACGCTGAAGAACCGCAAGCGGGCCAACATCAGCAGGCAGACGTTCGGGTACAACTCGGACGTTTATGCGACCACGACCTACGACAAAGTTTGGGCAGGTGAGTTCGACTACGTTTACGCACTCAACTCGGACTGGCTGACCGATGCAGAATCCGCTTGGCTTATCGAGATGGTTCGCTCCGGGCAGGTATGGCTTGAACTGGATGGGCAACTTGTTGAAGCCATCGTCAACGCCAACACCTACCAATTCACCACCCGAAGGAACGACCGCCTGACTCAGTTGCAGGTTGAGGTTGCAGTCGCTTACAAGAACAACATCCTATGAGCGTAACCCTCATCGCCTACCCTCTCAACGATTCCAACGCAGAGGTTCCATACATCCTTGACACCATGGGCGAGATTGACATCGCCCTGACCTTTTCGGTTGAGGACATTGCCGACATAACCAAGCGGAGGGGGTCTTTCTCCAAGACCATCACGTTGCCTAATACGACAACAAATCGGGCCTGCTTCGGGTACGCTTACAACATCCAGTCCTTCGTTGGTGGATTCCAGCCGAACAAGAAGATTCGTGCTGCCATGTGGGAGGACGGGGTCCAAGTGTTCAGCGGAGTTCTGCAACTGATTTCCATGTCCAAGATTCGGGGCGAGGTTACCTACGAAGTGGGCCTATTCTCGGACGATGTGAGCCTGTTCAAGTCCATTGAGGGCAACCTCCTTGCGACAACCGTTGGGGTCAGCGGAATGAACCACACGCTGACCTCGGCTCATGTTTCTGCGACTTGGACCGCATCGGGTGCGAGCGGTTACGTTTATGGATTGGTGGATTCCTACGGCTACACGGACGTGGTTACGCAGGGATGGTTTGCCGTGCCGTTCTACAAGATGACACCGAGCATTTATGTGAAGAAGATGGTTGATTTAATCTTCGCACAGGCAGGGTATCGATACACATCGGAGTTCTTTAACTCGGAGCGGTTCAGAAAGTTGGTCATTCCTTACGCTGCCGGGGAAGCAATCTTTAACCTTTCGGGGTCTGCGATTTTCGTGGCAAGTACCGGAACGGTTAGTGGAACATTCGGTCAAAACCTCACGATGCGGTTTCAGGATGAAACGGGGACGTACTACGACCGCCCCGGATATTGGAATCCTTCATCGAGCGTCTTTGATGCCCCTGAAGTTCCAACCCGTTGGAATGTAACTGTCAATTACGAATTACAAGCGCAATTTCTTACGGCTGCCTATGGATTCGCAAATATGTCAATACGAAATCTCACAACTTCGGGCGACATTGCGGTCATTCAAAACATTGCAATAAACTACCAAAGCGGTCTTAGCGGTCCGCTATCAACAACTTTTGCCAACGTAACCATCCCTGCAAACACAATAGCAAACATTGGTTTTGTCTTTACAACGCCACAGGGAGGAACTATCCTCCAAGGTGCAACGGTGCTATGGGAATGTTTGGAGAACCCTCAAACATTGAACATGGTTGACATGAGGACCGCCCTGCCTGCTGACGTAAAGCAGAGCGACCTCCTG